ACAGTTTGTCCACCTGCTTCATTAGCGCTAATAGTTGTAGATACACCATCACTAACATATTGCCACTGAGTTCCTATCCTTTTGTAGAATGTAGAATCAGTTATACATAGGTGTTCTACCAAACCATTATTCTTTACAAACTTATACACCCTTCTAATGTTTCCAACTACAGTCTCTTGAAATGTAGTATATCCATTATCTGAGACAACTTGCAACTTCTCAAATCTAACATTTGAGGCATCAGAAAGGAATGAGTCCTCTATGGAATCTATACCCAGGGCTTTATTAACACCAGAAGCTAGATGGAGTATCTGCTTATACTGCCAGTCATGTTCTTCTAATGGTATATTAGCTTGTGGCATGAGAATTATCTTGCTTCCAGTATCCCGCCGTGATTAATACCATCACTTATCCAGCGCATCCATATCAGCCAATACTACTTCTAGCGCATCCATGTCCCGCCGTAATTGTTGTCTCATGGCATCCAGTTGCTCCCTGCTAACTTGCACCAGCTCAGGTGCGAGCTTATTCCCGGCCTCATCATACTTGGTCACACCCAGCGCATAGACTTCCCCTACCTTGACCATTTTGACCAGACCCTTATTTTTCATATCAGGATATTTGTTCAGATTCATATATGTCACCTCAGTTGATTTTCTGTTCCAGTTGCTTGATTCTTGCATCCATCTTCGCCATGGCAATCAGAAATAATTCCAGTTGCTCGTGGACTTTCTGGTGTCGTTCGCCCAGCGACTCTTTATTTGCTGGGTCGAACTTTGATTCATTCGGGAACGCGGTCAGGTGACCCTTGTTCCTGAAATGCGCATATTGACCGGCGACTGTCAATGGATCATATTTCGGATCGGCTTGCGCCGCGATGACACGCGCCAGTAATTTACGCAGCGGTTTATGAATACGCTTTTCGTGGAATATGCCCTTTACCCCATCCCATTCAAACCCTTCAGGATGCTCGAATAGCTGTACTCTATTAATCAGTTGACCGCCCTGCCGTAACAGTGTCGGATTCTCATTATCTGGTTTGGAAGTGAATACCGGAATCCCATCTATTGTAACTGGTTCTTCCCTATATATTGGCTCATACCAGCGGTCAGGAACCATGGCGTCGTATTTGTCATATAACTGTTGCTGCCACGCCGGGTCCGTAATGTCCTGTCCTGCCTCTATTGCCAGATGGATATCCATGGGCGCACCAGTTAATAATACATTATCATCGTAGACCGCAGTGGCATTTATGGTGCCAGCACCTTTATCCCCACCAGTCGGAGAACCAATAACTAAGCCTGAACCCATGTATCCCCTATTAGCCATTGTCCCAGCACGAATAGTGCGTAGATATAATTCCCCATCCTCCGATCCATTTGTTGCGGTTAGAATCCGTGCGCGAGTTTGTGCAAAAGATCGTTTTGTACCATTACTAGATTGTGCTTCAAAACTGATGGCTGGCCCACTATGACCGTTATCACTGTTGCCTCCGTTACGATATAATTCCAACCATGGACCATAACTCGTAGACGATGCTGCGGTAGATACTATTCCAGCAGGCACAGTACCAGTAGTAGTTACATGCAGTGTATATGACGGTGTATCGCCCGTGTTGCCACCAATCTTGGTATTGCCGGGAATATTGACTTCACCGCCAACCTGAAACAATACTTGCGGACCGCCGCCAGAATAACGGAGTTGTAAGCCGCCAGAATATTGGTCGTCCTTGACAGCCACATCCCACAACAAGCTGCCGGACTGAATACGAGCGTATCCGTAATTACCTGTGGTATGTTTTATTTCAGCAATTCCGCCATTTACTACCAGTGTCCCGCTAATCGTCGCATTCGATGTAGCCATCAACGAGGTAAATGTGCCGGCGGCAGGCGTCGTTGCACCTATTTCTCCGGGGGCGGCTTTATCCAGGATTGGGTCGGTGAAACCGAGACCAGTGTTGCGCATATTGGCCTGAGTTGTTTGTGCAACCAATGTACGGGCAACTGATGTCAAGTCGAATAATGCCGGAGAATCGGCGCCGGTGAAATACAATCCCTTGTCGGCAGCGGTAACTAATGCGGCATAGGCAGTAAGAGATGCGTCCAATGGTTGATAACCTGGTAGATACATCTTCTCCCTACCATTTACATCAATCACCCTAAACTCACCATTAGAGTATATTAGATTATCATCAACAGCTAGAGTGACCTTTAAAATCCTCCTCAAAGTCCCATTATCATTGTAGTTGAGAATAACTGTAGCAGCAACTGTATCTATATTTGTAACACTTAGAGTCTTAATTTGTCTAATTCTGTTAGATCCTGGGGCTGCTACAACCGTAACAGCTGTTGTACTATTAGTAACACCGTTATTAGATATGACTAAAGTTACTCCAAATGTTGTATCTTCTATATCAATATAACTAACAACAAAAGGAAGCTGATTGGTAGTAATAGCCCCACCAAGAACTATCTCAAGGGATCTTGTAGTGTTATCTAGAATCATATTCCCAGAGACATCCTAGCCATAACTTGGGCAGCGGTTGGGTATTTTAGACTATTATTGAACTCACTCAAATCGATACCGGGTGGATAGACCTTAACAGCTAACTGGTTTATATCTGGGTTATATATTAGAGTAATTGAGTCAGATCCAACAATGAAATCTAATATAGCATCCTCAACATCATCTGTACTAAATGGAGACATCTCAACACCATCTACATAGTACCCATGCATATTTATATATCCAGCACCTTTTGCACCACCGATAATATTCTCCAGATAAATACCACTATCACCAATAAATACCTTACTTACATTATCTATATCTTCAATATTACTGAGATCTCCATACTCTGTAAAGTTGCCACCAGTACCCTTATTTGTAAGAAAATCAGTCTGACCTCCTGATAGATATAGGATTGGAGCTGTTCCGGTTGGAATCTCCCCAGACACACCAAGGTCAACTGGATTACCGTTAGAGTCTATAAATTTACGTCTAACAGCTGCATCAGATACATCCAACTTTTGTGTTAGATCCATCCATATAAAGTCTATTTGACCATGCCACTTTGCAGAGTTACCAGGAATATTAGCTCCAACACACCAATCGTTAAATGCTGAGTAGTCTAATGTGTCGTTAGTCAATGCGGATGCTGCTGCGTCTAGTACATTAGCTTCATTAATAAACATCAGTGGATCCGTATCGTTTAAAACATCCCAAGATATAAATATATTATACCATGTGTCTACTACAGCAGTTGTACTAGATATAGCATAAACATCATTATTACTCCCTGTCACACCTCTAATCGAAAGGTTCCACTTATCACTACCAACTATATTTAAAAGTTGGAATACGTTTGCACCAGCTTTAGTAGCATTTAGGATGTTTCTATTATTCGATATTGTATTAGCTTTAACCCTACATACTAGTGTACCTTTTTTACCATCAGAAATTCCTGTGAGGGCTCCACCTCTTAATAGATAATCATTAGTACCATCAAACTCAACCACAGTTTTGGATGTATAACCAGAACCAATAGCTGTTTCTGTTTCTAGTTGAATTATGTCATCCTCAATTTTAACCTTCTCTTCTGTGGCATCGTCATTTATACCTCTACTAGTAAAGGTACTATTGAATAGAACAGCTCCATTGACTGTTAGACTACCACTGAGATTTAGACTTTTATGAGTTACAGCATCAGAACTACCCAAACCAAGACTAGTTCTTGCTGTATCTCCACTCTCAAGCTGAAAAGTGTCAGGCCCAGTAGATACAATTATTTGGTCATTTTGTGTTGGGGATGGGATAGATGCTATAGGACTTAAGGCACTATCATTGATAGAGGATATAACATAGTTCCTGAACTCCTCCAGAGCTCTTATCAATTCTGGATCTGCCTTAACAAAGGCGAATGATGGAGATTTTAGTGGGAACTTAGACATTATCTAGCCTCAATAATTCTTCTTCTACTATCAGTAGGTATCATCTTATCTCTTATTTCAGCAATCCTATTTCTGAGACTCTCTACAGCAGATCCAGTCTGTCTCTCCATTTGAGATACCTCTAATAAGAGGAGAGGAGTCCAATCGAATATAGAACACCCCCACCTCTCAATATACTCCTCAGATTGTGGGTTCTTTCCAGCGAGTTTCATCCAAGCTGCACACGAACCTCTTATACACTGCTGTTTGATGAGTGGGCAGATTATCTTATCTGCCAATCCATCTTTAGGTCCTACCTTCAATTTCTCGAACATATAATCACATCTATATATTTTAGATCTAGACTAAGTGTATGAGTATGTCCGGTTCTGGTTGTATTATCAGCTTGACTATTAACATCACCAGACTTACCTACATCAGGTTGAGTAGCAGTTGGGTTAAGACGATAATTCCAGCTGTTGGATGCTTGCACATTTGACATAGTTATATGAGTTGTATCAAGGGCTGGAGTCCCAGTTGAACCAACCGAGCTCTGAGCTACATAGTGCCAATGGGCTATGTCACTATTAGCTAGAATCGTACTTCCAGTAACTTTACTAGCCCCAAATACACTTGAGAAGCCTGTAGTACCACCAGAACCACCACCAGTTCCGCTTACAACACGTAGTGTCTTATCATTATGATCTGTTGATTTAGTCCACCCAGCTGGAGCCGATGCTTGGAAGAATGGAACAAAGTTAACTCCACCACCAGCTATCTCTGCTGCAGACTCCTTTAGAGCACCACCACTAGTTAGTTGGACTTCATTCCCATCCTCATCCTCATAGAACAGTTCAGATTTAGCAGATACTGTTTTTGTGTATAGTGCTGCCTCATCAGCCTCAAGGGTTGGTTTAGCTCCGAGAGGAGATTGGAATGTTATCTTCTTATGTTTTCCATCATCTCCGTCACCAGCCCAGTAGTGATCTACCTGTCCCCTTTCCTTAATATCAATTTTTAGATCTCTAATTCTCTGAGCGCCCTCTAATGCACTATCTGCATTATCCGGGGTTGCCTCATAAGAAGCATTCCAAGTTCTTGTAAAAGTAGTCATGAGGCCACCTGCTTAAACGGGTCAGACCAATAGTCTGATTTATCAATAGAGTTCATAAAAGCCCCTATATCCATATCTGGCTTCTCTGCTTCTTCAATACTAGCATCTTTTAGTTGAGAGCTAAATATAGTAAACCATCTTCCAGCATCTTCTAACATACGAAGCTTACTAAATATGTAACTTACAGTTAGAGATACAATCATATCATCCTTTTCATCCATATCAGATACAGCACTAGGGCTAGAGGCAGAAAACGCTGTTGGCCACTTACAATATCGAATTTGATAGTCATAGACTTTATCTATAACTCTCCAGAATTCAACCTTAGTCTTCTCGAACCACAGATAGACCTCAGGCATACCAGTATCAAAATATTGAGTTGCAGATATATTCTTATCCCACCATGCCATACTTCTTCTAATTAGCTTACTAGCTACCTCATCGGCTGTATCTAACAGTATAAAAGAGAATATATCTCTAATCCCAGATGGAAGGGTGAAGAACTTGTCTGTTGTTTTATTTCCTGTGTATGTTAGAGATCCAGTAGCAACTGCATTCAACTCCTCCCATCTACTAATTCTAGCAATTCTCTGCTGACAGAGATTCATAGAGATAATTATTTTAGACTGGGTCAGCTCATCTCTATTCCCAGTAGCATCTTTTATCTCTGTCTCAAGTTCTGTTTCAGTTAAGGTTCCCATATATCCTCTACATCTACATCATTGGCAACCTCAGTTGCAGCATAAGCAGCCATCTTTATTTCTCCAAAAGGTTAAGGGTTTATTTGATTCTATTATTCTCTTATAAGTGCTCCCCCAGGCCCTTGTTGACCTGGGGGAGCGATACAACGTTTACAACACTTCAGCTAAAACGGGAAGTTACAAATGATAGTCTTTGCAGACGCATCCATAGCAATAGCCACCTCAGCTCTACGTTCAGCATCTGCATCGATAACTGTGTTAGCTCGACGCAGTACTTTATCCGCAGCTCCAAATACGAGTGGGTCCCCATCAGCAGCTGCTACTGGAGTACCATCAACAGAATTAGCTATAGCCTCAACAAGAGTGGCCATACCCTTTATCTGTATCCAGCAGTAATAAGCTGTTCCAGCTGTTCCAGCTACAGTACCCTTTAGACAACCAGCACCTATAGGCTTAGCATCGGCATCACTAATATCGGCGCAAACTTCGTCGTCATCATAGCCGTCTTCAGCTGTATAAGCTACCGGATCACCAGCGGCACCTGCAACTGTTGCAGTTGTGTTTAGGAACTTAACGTATTTATAGCAGTTATTGCCTTCCCACCTGATGCTACCAATACCTTCTTTATCAGTGGAATCAACATCGCTTAGCGAAGTAACAAAAGTAGTTTTAGTACTTTTTCTATTCGAGGCAGCCATATATCATCCTCCTATGCGGTATCAATAGTATGCATCACACCCTGAACCCTGCGTCTATTGGTTGTCAGCTGCAGACATGAAACGATCTGAGCAGCTCTATCGCCAGGTTGAGCAGGAATCTCCTTCCATGAGGTCATGTCGAAGTCCAACATTGGATCGACTACCAGTTTCAGGAAATTTGTATTCAGGAAGTACATACGAGTGTTAGCACAATCAGGAGACCATATCATTGGAATACCTTTGAATGTCTGGTTCTGGAACCCAGCGTCAGCCAACTTGTTATTGGTTACACGATAGAAATCCAGTACAGCATCTTCATAGTACTCATATGGCGTCTGACCTGTAAGTATGACATCAGTTCTATCATTTCCATTATTCTGGGATACGTTATTCAGCATAGTCCGCATCTCAGCAATACCATTAGAAGAAAATGACAAACCGGACATATTCTTGGTCTTATTCCGCCACCAAGTATAGGTACTCTGATTGATTTCACCAATCGTAGTATTGGTGGTTGGATCATCTTTGACTAACAACTGCAGTCCGTCGATACCAGTGGATGCAGAACCAGCACCCTGAAACAAGGTTGCTTCAAGTTCATCAGTCATAGCAAGCTTAGCATTATCAAGCTTGGCATTCATGAAGTTTATGATTTGGTTCTTTCCTCGGTTCTGCTGGTCATCAATCAAGAAGCGGACTATCGAGACCGCAAGATACCGCCAATCAAACTTGGCAGTAGTTAAGATCTCTTTGTCATTCAGGGAGACAGCTTCACCTTTTACCAACCACTTAATGGTATCATTCTTAGCATACATCAGAGGCTCATTAATATGCCGCCCACCTTCGACCCTTTCGATTCTACCTTTATCCTTCATCCAGAACCAGAATGGGGTAGCATCGAAAATTTGATCGATGGCACTCTCCTTCATATTCTGCCAGGTAGTGGTGTACAGATTATCAATAGCCTCACTAAGAGTGCGTACAGGCATTGTTAAAATCTCCAATCACACACGGTTAATTAAGTCTCGCCAGTTTCTAACTCAACACTAGACATAACTTCGTCCCATGCTGCAGAAGCTGCATCCTTACTCGTCATTTTCTTGTTCCTCTCACTTTTACCTGAGGTAGGAGTAAACCCAAGGAACGGTGGTTTTTTAGATTCGCCTCCTTCTTTTCTGCCTTCGCCGGACGTGGATTTATACTTTTCATCTAATTCTTTACTCTTATTTGCATTACTACTCCTTGCAAGAGTGTATGCTTCCTCTACAGAGAGGTTTGGATTCCTCTGAAACTGTGCTCCAATCTCAGTAGCCCAATCGTTGAAATCTTTATGAGCTGCTCTAGCCTTTTCTACCTGTTCTTTAAGATCCTTTTCAAGGGCTTTAGAATCAACATCTTCAACCCGGGTTGCAACAGGCTTTAGCTTCTCATCTAAAGATATATTAATCTTTTCCATAATGAGATCTAGAAATTCCTTCCTAGACAATAGCTCCAAGTCTGTATCTTTATCAGGTGCTCTTGTTTTGGGTGGATCTCTTGGTTTTAGCCCATCTATTGAACTCTGTATCTTACTAAGAGACCCACCAAATGTCTCTAAGCCTTTCACTGTTTTTTCAAGAGTAGACGCCAAGTTGGTTACAGTCTTTGCCAGTTTATCAAATTCTTCTTTAGAAACACCAGAACTCCCACCTTCGCTTGCGGGTTTGGTGACATCGCCATCTTTACCTGTCATTGAATTTCTCCGGTTATGCTACTGTATTACTTAGATTTTTGTAAAAGTCAGACATCTCTTGACCTTCACTCTTTGCTTCTTTACTAAAGTTATATTCCTCATCATTTATCTTTCTCTCTGACCTTTTTTTAGATCTAACTTTTTCAACTTCTACTGCTACTCTTCTAATAATAAGAGGGAGTTGTCCAACCAGGAAGCCCTCATCCTTAATGACCCGGACAATAGGATTTCTACCATCAAACTGTATAATAACAGTCGGATCCATATCCTCATATAATCCAAAGTCGATAACAACGCGCCCAGGTTTAGATGCATGCTGCTCCTGAGCGCCGACAGTGCTGTCTGGTAGGCCAGCGGCGTCATCGACTCCTGCAGCATCCTCAGCGAATGCTGTCAACAATGCAGGATGGACAGTGCCTTGTTCAGCGGCAGCGCCACTCTTAGCCTCTGTGCCTTTGTTCTTTAGATTAATCATATTTCACCTTTTTGTCAAATTTTGACGGAATCTGTTACCATGCCTGAGATGACCTTACACCCCTAGCTGCACACTCATCCATTAATTGTTTTCTATTCTTGATATAGATTGGTTCATAATCTATGTGTTCATAATATCCAGACCTAAAGCAGCTAATCATAACAGTTGATTTAGGTGTAGGACTTCTTTTGGGGTCCTTACCACACTTATCACACACATCATAGTTTGAGGATAACTCACCACACTTACTACAGAATATATACTTCATTCACTAGCTCCAACTTGTCTAGATCTCATTGCAGATAGGAGCTTCGGTGCTTTTGACGCCATCATCTGATTCATTTGGATAAGCTGTCCCATTGATATAGGGTTACTTATACTACCCATCTCTGGCGCCACCATCATATCATCCAGCTGAATTTGATTCAGCTCATGCATTAGATACTTTTTTAATCTAACCTGGTCAATCACTGGATCATCCTTGAATATCTGATATATTGCAATAGCTTTCTGTTGCCTCACTTCCTTTGTTTCTGGTATTGATGTATCTGGATCTACTGATACGTCAAAAGCCCCACTTCTAAGCATCTGAGGATTGAACTGCACCCACACTCTCATACCAAGTGGACCTATTACATCTATTACCTGCTCAGGAGACCATTCTGAATGAAGAAGAACGTGCATGTCTGATATCATATCTACAATCATGTCAGCTACCATATCCCTTCTCTCATCAACACGAATTTCAGATGCTGCTTTAACTACTCTTGATTCATAGGCTGATGTACGAGCGTTGGGCGGAGACGTCTCACCAAACTCAGCTCTGGAGAACCCCATCTCCTCCCTTATATCCTGAACATTAACATTCTCCATTTTGAACAGGGCATCTGGAATATCGATACCATCCATAACATGGATATCTGATATCTCAGAGTCTACATTAACTACAGGAAGTACATCCTCAGATACAAGCTTCTCAGCCTCTTCATCTTTTATAGCACCCCTTTTAGCTAGTATCTTAACCAATGATACCCTCCGATGTTTCATCATCTGAGTTCTAATCTCATTAGCCTCGAGCTGCTGTGGCTCAAGGATATTTGCATCTGGGACTCCCCAAAACCATTCATCATCCTGGTTGAATACTAAGTCGTAGTAGTTTAAACCACCAGTGACCTGGAAGGCATCATCCTCGAATAGTAACACCTTATCAGTAGAGAATGGTGCTAAGACAAATACCTTTCCAGTTTTTTTATCCCTTATCTCTAGCATATCTAGAAGTTCTATAGATCTCTTGAAGTCATAACTCATGTTGGTTTTTCCTTGTTCAACTATAGATGTCCTAGATGATGGGGATAGATTCTTCACATGTTTGAATCTTGGATCATCTTTTACGTCCTCTATATCCCTCTGTACCCACTCTGCTACCCATCTAGCGGAGTCTAAACTCTCGCATTGGGATGGAACAATGAATGATCCAGGTTTTGTCCTCATAAACCAAGGCATGTTGGGAATGACTCTGGAGTGGTACTCTACTCTTTCTCTACTATTGACTATCGGATCTGAGTTCCCAAAGGCCAGTTGATTTGGAGTTGGTGTATGGAGAGCCCCAAATCCCAGCTTTCCTATAGCCGTACCACACATAAACCCATCCTGAACCATTCTTTTTATCTGCTGCTTGATTTTCATCTTTCTTATTATCTTATTATCTACACGCTCCTGAACTTGAGCAAATGTCCACTGCTCCATACCAGGCTTAGCAGCTTGTACTGACACACTTGGATTACGGAAGTATATACGAGGTACAATAGTCCGTATCATCTTAAAGAATATATTAACTGGTAATATCCCCCTAACCCACTCACCGCGATACATAGCCCTCCAAAGAGGCCATTTATCCTCTTTAGCT